TCAAATGATTTTGTCCAAGACTCCATATGAGTATTAACAACTAAACCAGCAAACACAATAACTGTTGCTACTGCTACTTGTGATATTGCTGTTAACCAACCACACCACTTACTTGTTTCGCATTGCATAACAACGCTCCTATCTATTAGCGATAGAATTATTTATACGGCATATCCATCCACACCACGGCTTCTTTTCAATCAACAACAAGCAACATCCAAACAAAATAATACCAATCATTGATACAATAAATATAATAAAAAATGGTAATAATATACCAGAAATAAGAAAAAAGAAGAGAATTGCAAATAATATAGAGAATAGGGAGGGGTTTTCAGGTAGAATTATATTATCGTAAAACTTCTGATACCTCATTCTCATTGCTAACTCGATCCTATATTATATTTTGGAACTAAATTCCAATTCCTTTTATCCTTAAAAGAGATGATCTTAAACTGACCTACATTACCCATTGGCTGTAGTTGTTTATCATCTACAACATCAAGCAAATTCCACTCTTGTAGCAATGCAATGATTGCGTTTCGTCGCTCCAAGTCTGCTACATCTAAAGTACTATTCTTTCCATCCAATGCAAACAATTCTTTGAAATGAACAATAAAGTATCTACCTCGTTTATGTAGGATATGAGCTGATTGATAGAGAGTCTTATCTCTGTTTGATGCTACTCCAATACGTGTAAGTGTTTCTTTTATCTTTAAGAAGTCATCGTCCTCCTTAAAGATAATTTCACACATATGTTCTGGAGTCCATTGGACTGATTCGTTATCGATTGCTTCTTCTGCAATTGCTTTGGCGTTTCTTGCACGAGCATTAATCTCATGTATTCGCCCCACGTTTTTTAGAAAATTCATTATCTTTGCCACCTTTGTCCATCTTGAGTTTTAAAGACTCAATCTGAGCGTCAGACAATATAGATAATACCTCCTTTGCCTTTTGATCGCTGTATTGATAGACTTGTTTTATAAATTCAAGGTTGGTATCAGTAGTGCTTTTAGCCCACTTACTGTACCGCTTTTTAATCCTTAAACTATTTATAAAATAGTCATATTGCAGCATTGGATCTAAATCATAATGCATATTCATATCATTTGCATATAAGATAGTGTCAGGCATCATCGAGAATGCTTTATTAACAATGAACTGGCTCTTTATATAATCCCTCTCATCCATACTTCCATCACGGATTAGATGTTCTTTTCTAAAGTTTAGGTCAGGGAGAATATCTTTAAAAAGATCAGGCATAGAACGCTTCCAACATATTAACTACTGCTTCTGCTGGAGCAGCACCACCAGGATGTTGAACACACTTACCATTCTTGAAAAAGTACATAATTGGGTGCTGAGCTGCTGGAAAGAATAGTGTCTCTTTCACCATAATAAATTTCACTCTGTCTTCCCACTCTTCAATAATAGGCTCTACCACCTCTGGAATAAAATACTCACATACAGGACATCCATCCTTTGAATGAATAACAACAACATTCTTTTCACGCTCAACAATCTTTCGAGCAGCTTTTTCTGTGACTATTTTATACATTATTTGAACTCCGCTTCTACCATCACCTCCGTTAGGAAGGCAACCATATTAATTTCACTATCCTGCACAAATGCTTGTTTATACTGATATTCACCAATCAACAGCACCACTTGCGGTATTGAAGATGGCTCAAGAAAATCATACATATTATCATATATAGTCCTGAATATACGAATTGGATCTGAATCAATATTATCAACAACCCATTGACGCATATTCTTGAAATCCTTCTCTTTCAAATGCTTAACAAGACTAGCAACGTTTGCCTCTTCAATGTTCGCGAGAATTCCTTTGTCAATTATACCACCAGCAGAGTACTTTTGCAACTCATTTAGTGTTCTGCGCATATCAGGAAAGTGCTTTTTAATCAATTCAGCGATTACTGCCTTAGATTCAACCTTAATGTCTTCTTGACCTAATATATTAATGATGCGATTCATAAACGAGCCCATCATCGCAGGAAGATCAGATTTTTTGCTTCTGAATTCAATATACGTTGTTCTGGAGTGTATTGGCTCAATAATCTTGTCTCTGTAGTTGCAAGTCAATATAAAGCGTACATTCTTGCTAAACTGCTCAATAAACCCTCTTAATGCAGGTTGGAACGATTGTGGGTTTAGATAGTCTGCCTCATCAAGAATGATGCACTTTTTACCACCATCAAACGCTACTGTTGAAGCAAATGTCGCAATGTCATTGCGGAGGGTGTCGATGTTTCTATCCAAAGAACCGTTGATAATTAACGAGGTATAGCCCAACTCATTACATAAAGCCTTTGCAACTGTAGTTTTTCCAGTACCCGCTGTACCACTCAAAAGTAGATTTGGCATGTCACCATTCTCTACAAATTCCTTGAATGTTGTTTTTAGATCGTCAGATAAAATACAGTCATCAATCTTATCAGGCCTGTATTTCTCAACCCATAAGAATTCATCCTTCATATGAGGAGTCTCCTTCAAGAGCAACCCAATATGTTAGACTGCCACTAGTAAATTCAGAAATGTTTTGTGCACTGATTTTAACATCATAATCGTTTGGAATCATCTTCAAGCGCTCTGCTAGAAAATAGAAACTGAAATTAACATCATCATTACATTTACCAACTTCTAGTGCATATGTGTTGGATGTATCATTTCGTTTGTCTAGCACCTCAGCAACGATCGCTCCATTATTAGATGATATAACAAAATCTGATAGGTTCATAACTCCTGCTGCTTTGCGAAGTTTACCATAGTCTGATGACATGAGAGTGAATGACACGTCCTCAGACGGAAGGACAACCGTTTTCTCGGGATAAACAATCACAGACGGGTCTGCATACCAATAAGAGGTCGTACTCGTAGAATCGCTTATTTTAACGTGATTGTCCTCGAAAACAAGATCTGGATCATCAAACAAACTCAAAGTAGCCAAAAACTCATTCAGATCATAAATGCCAAACTGTTGAGGGAACTTCTCCTCAACAGTAGCTTCTGCCAGCAAATTCTTCTGAACACTCATTGTAGAAAGAATTGAGCCTTCCTTTACAAGGATTGACTGATTGATGGTAGCAAAGTTCTTTAGAATGCTAATTGTTTGTTCACTTAATTTCATAATATATCCTATTGTTTTAATGCGGGTATTATACCATATTAATTTGTAATTGTCAACAGTATCCCATATAATAAGGTGCCGCCCCGAAGGGCGGCGGTTGATTGAGGGGTGTTGAATCCCTCGGAGAAACTTTTAGAAGTTATATTCTTTACTAATATCCTCTTCTGTCATTTGAGAGCCGTACTGTTCGTTTCCAACTCCGGCATCAATCTTCTCATAAAGACTCATAAATGACTCACGGGTTTCATCATCAAAACGCTCAATAGCCATCTTGATTGCTTTTCCTTTATCACCAAAAATCGCATAACTCTTCAAGATATCAACAAGTCGGCGAGTCGAAATAATTTCGTCAACTCCACCCTCTTCAAAAGTCTTACGAATGATGTCTCCCCACATTGTTAGGTTTGGAACAAAACCTTCTGCCTCAGCAGAACGCAATCCAAATCCTTCGGCTGCTTTAGTTAGAATCTTTTTCTCAATAGACTCAGATGGGTAAGGCTGATACATTGTGATCGAAAAGCGGTCCAAGAACGCTTCATTCAGAACATTAGTACCAATGAATCGGCCATCATCCGATCCCTTGCCCTTGGTATTAGCAGTAGCAATCACTGTGAAACCAGCAGCAGGAGTGATCCACTCACCACGTTTTTTGATGAAGTACCCCTTACCTTCAAGAACAGACTGTAGAGCCATAACTTTATGAGAAGCAAGATCGATTTCGTCAAGCAGAAGAACAGCACCACGTTTCATAGCCTCAACAACTGGTCCGTACTGGAAAACAGTCTCACCATTCACAAGTCGGAATCCACCAAACAAATCATCTTCATCGGTTTCAGCAGTAAAGTTCACTCGAATCATTTCACGTCCAAGCGACGCACAAGTTTGTTCAATTCCAAATGTCTTACCGTTACCACTCATACCAGTGAGATAAATTGGGAAAAACATTCCAGATTTCAGGATTTTCTTCATATCGTTAGCATTGCCCCAAGAAACATATGTTGGATCAACTGGAGGAATGAAACTAATTGTTGCATCAAGCGTCATTGCATCTCCAACAGTTAGAGATGGAGCTGGTGAAGCTGGAGCAGGTTGAGCCTCAGCTACTGCAGGACGGAATGGAGCAGGAACCTCCTCCGTCACTGGAATCTGATAACGGCCCTTTTCAACTCGATTATCTGTTTTGAAAATGACCTGCGGAACGCCAACATCGTATGTTGCTTTAATTGTTTGCGCTTGACCTCTTGAAATGATAGTTGTACCAAACATCTCATTAGCAGCAGCACCGAACTCATTAATATTCACTTTTTTACCCATGATTTTTTCTCCTATATTTTCTCAATCAACATAGCCCATTATACATAAAAATGAACAAAAGGCAACAGGGCAACCCTGTTTTTTTCAAAAATAATT